AGGAACGAAAAAGGTAACTCCAACCGTTCCATCCGTGCTATTCGTGATGGCCGCCGCCGGCCCTGGTGCCCCTCCGATTGAGGTTGAGAGCTGGTAAACATCTCCCGTTCCGCCGCCGCCGGGGCCACTCATGTTTACCTCTTCAATCAGCGTATGGCCGGTACTGTTGAAATAGCCTGTACCTGAAACGTATGTACTCCCGCCGGCACAACTAACGGAAAGGCAATTGAGCATGGTAGGAACATGAGGAACGATGTTTCCGTTCCCATCGTAATAGGCCGGCTGAACGCTGCTACCAGCGATTGCCGTTTGCGTGGCAACTACGTTCCCGGTACCCGAAGCGTTGAGATCCATCGTAGTTCGGGAAGGCGAAGAGGAGTCGGCCGCTGTAAATCGCTCCGTGAAGTTCAAGGCCGCGCGCTGAGTCTGAGCCGAGCCGGCAAGATCGATAGTTTGATAGAAGAACCCCCCAACGCCGCAAGGTGTATCGTAGTACGTTCCATCGGAGCATAAAGCTTGCCCTGAGGTTCCGCCCGATCCGTTCACCAGGTAGCCGCTTGTTGCGTTGACGGTTGTAAAGAATCCCGGTACGGCCGCAATTGCGACGGCCACGGTAGCGAAGATTCCGAGAACCCACAAGCTCTTGAGCTTTTTCATGTTCATTCCCTCCAGTGGTTTTCAATCAATTTCATCCTCTTCGCCCTCTTCTACCTCAGGAGCACCGGGAACCTTGCCGGTATCGATTCCCTGGTAGCCGCTCTCAGGATCTCGCGCTAACCGCTCGCGGTCCTCAGTGGGATCGATTACGCCGTTCTGAATGTAATTTGCAGAGGCCGCCGCGTCCTGAGCGCGAATATCCGAAAGTTCCTTCGGGGTCATTTGGTAGAGAGGTTGGAAAGCCATCGTTATATCAGGATCGATCTCGCCAAACATGGAAATCTGCAAAATCTTCAAAACCGTTTCGATTGGTTCGCGCCAATAGGCTTCCTGAATAGCTTTAACCCAATCATAGAACGTTCGGATCTCACCTTCAGCCACGTTGCCGAAGCCTGTAGGTGCCACGCCAAGCAAGATTACGGCCGGAATGTGGCTCACCGAACACATTTGCTCTTGTGACTGAGATTGCAGTTCAGCGAGCCCGCTCAATGGAGTATTAACTTGAACAACCTCTTCGGTTTCCTTATCGAGCAACATGAGCCCGCGATTGGAGCGAGTGAGCGTGAAGAGATCCGCGCGTTTGAATAAATCTTCTCCCCCATCGTCACCCTGCAAAACCTGATCCATCTTTGTTGCGAGAACGGTAATGCTGAAATTGTTAACGAGATCCGCAACGCTCTGACGGGTACGAAGCCAATTGTTCACGTAGGGCTCCGCGAGTTGAGTCAGGCTCAGACCACCGAAATTGAACGCCGGCTTCAACATATCCGGTAGCGGCCTGGTAATAATAGTCATGAGCCGCGAAGCATGAACCTTTTTCCCGAGCATGAACCACGCGGAGGGCTTATAGAAATCCGGCGCGCTCGGATCGATGGCGTTGTAGGCGAGCGGAGTTGTCCACATTGCCTCAACCGCCTTAACGCGAATCTTCGCACCCTTCTTAATGGTTTTGTTGCTCAAGATGAGCGGAGTTTCCAAATCCTGATTGTCAATACTAATGACGATCTGTGCTTTACCGAAATACGAATCGTGCTCTGCGGCCAAGGCGATTACATTCTTGAGTTTCAATTCAATCATCGCCTGGTTGAGCTGAGTAATCTTGTCTTTCGTCTCATCGCCGGCGGTTTCAGAGCTACTAAGCGTAATCCACTCTCGAGTTACGGCCGTGGCGAGCGCGGCGGCGAACGCTCGATATTCGGCGCGCGTGGCGAGATAAGCGAGATAGGGATAACCAGGAAAACCAACAACCTCGGGGTTGATCCCGAACCCGAATTCTGAGTAGCTGTACGCTGGGGCCGCAAAGCCGTCCATGGCGATTAAGGGCTTCGTTCCCTCGGGTACCACGCCGGGGAATAAAACGGGAGCCTGTAGGGGGAAACGCGGGGCTTCGGCAGTCGCTTCGCGCGCTCGCGCTACGGCCATCCCGAGCTTACTTGGCCGTTTCTGAGACTTAATTGTCTTTACCATCGCTCCCGTACTCCTGAGATTCAATGTACAGTGTGCCACAATCCGCACAAAGATGGACGCGAAAATCCTTTAATCCCCCTTTACCATCCGTACCCCTGTAGGTAGCCCATAGGAGCTTTTCGCCGGGGAATACCGGCTCATCGCACTCGTTGCAGGAAGTGAGAATAAGGGCCGGCGTAAAGCTAAATTCAGCCATTGAGGTAATCTCTCTCCAATGGGAGCTGCAAAATAAAACGCGGAAACCGCTCACGTGCCAAGTCGACCATCGCATCAAACCCATAAATCTCATCGGCAAAGTAAACCATCTTGTTGCAAAGAACAAGGGCGGTCCAACCTATCCGATAATAAAGCCGCGCGGTGCCTGGTGATGGGGGCGAACCGAAATCCATCGGTTCCCATTTGAATGTTGAGGGCCGCTTATCGAGATCCCCCCAACCCTCAAAGACTAGCGGCCGCTTCGGGCAATTCATTTCAACCCATGAACGTTTGTGACGCATCAGCCGCGCTCCGTTGCCAGTTTCCAGGCCGCCAAATTCTTATAGGGAGTGAACGCATGAACCCGATGGTGCAATTCGATGCACGGGTATTCGGCTTGAGTAAAGATCGAAAAGTACCGTTCGGCATAAAGCGATTCGAGGTTGAGCGTACCAGCAACCAGGGAGAGCCGTTCAATCGCGCCATCGTAATAGCTCATGAAGGCCGGCGTGTGAATATCGCCCATCACGGCAATCTCCCGGTCGATCCCCTGAAAGCGCATATACCGCGCGCCAGCATGACAAGCGTTCATGTAGGAATAACCGCGAAACTTATGGCTCGCCGCGATTTTATAAGTCTGGTTGCCTACCTGGATGTCAGCGTGGCCGATGCCATCGAAGTAAACCGCGCGCCGCCCCATGAGCCATTTCATTACGCCAAAGCCGGCTTGCTTTTCGGTTCGCTCATCTTCGTGGTTGCCCCATGTACAGAACGCAACCTTCGGCGAAATCTCCTGAAACCAATCTTCCACGAATTGCATTTGCTTTTCGGGAGAGAAAATCTGAGCGCATACCTCGGCCACTGATCGGAGCTTAATCGCCATCTCCGCGAGATCCCCAATGATGGCAATGTAAATCAACGGATCGGCGAGAATTTCCTCGGTCATTTTGCGGAATATCTTGTAATTTGCTCCCCGGCCGCCGATGTGCTGATCGGAGAACGGCAACAGGAGGGCCGGCCGCTTTCCATCCCCCAACTTAATTTGAGCGTGTTTCTGAGATACGCTCGCGCGCTTGTAAAGCTCCTGAACCTGTTCGACGTGATCGGTCCACTCGCGCCATTTGAAATCGGCTTTCTTTTTGTTCGAGACAACCTGAGCAACAACAAGGTCACTTACTTTCATTTTTAGTTTGCCTCACGAGTTCGGCGATAGCTTTCGGGTTGCCCCAATATCTGACTTGGCCGATGCGATGAGAATATCCTTTGAGTATCGGATGCCCCCAATAAGTTGATTGTTTAACAACTGTTGAGCATCCAACCGCTTCGGTTAGCTCATTCGATGCATAAAGTTCATCCGGCGGCAACTTATCGAGGAACGCTTTTATTTTGAGGATGAGTGGGGGGATCTCGAAGGCCGCTGGTGACTTGCCGTGAATCTTCAAAGTAATCATAGCTAAAATAATAAAGGCCAAGAGCTTATTGTCAAGCCCTCAGCCCTTACTATGCTCTGACTGTGTTACTCCGCTGCCTCATTTCCTCACCGTACTCGGCGATTAAGATGAGTTGATTTTACTTCCCTTCCGGCCTTGTGTCCAAACCCGCCGAGGTTAGCAATTCAGCCACATCATCGATGTGGAGACAATCAACCAAGCAAGCGTAATCGGTAGGGGATTGAATCACGGCGATGGTGCCATTGCAGTAGTCGTTGCCGGGTGTCGCGCTATGCAAAACACCGAAAGCCTCAACCTTGCCGCCGTTCAATTTCACGATTTTATCGCCGTTCTTTGCTTCACGTCCGTTTCGATAGTGCATTTTTGTTCCTCCATTACCCTCAAGTCTAACTCATCTTTTCATCGCGTTCGCAAGAGCCGCACCGGAAATCTTCAATCGCCCAAAGAGCGGATAGAGCCGGCGGAGAGCTTGCGTCAACGCATCAACCTGATCATCATGGGCGGCCGCCGGGAACGTTGTTAGCTCACTAATGAGCGCCTTTACCCACGGGCAAATATCGGGGTGAGGGAGCCACACGTTACGCGCTTCCCATACGCTCGTTACCGCGTGGGCTCGCGCGAGCTTCGAGCCGTCGGGCTCAACCGCCAAAATCCCGAAAACCTCTTTCTTCAAGAAATCAATGACGGCCGGCCCGTTCGCTTTATCTTCAATCAGGATCTCGCGCGCAACAGGTTCACTCTCCCGTAAGCTAACTACCTCATCGGCCGTCTTAGTGAAGCTCATGCGAGCGCGCCGTTGATCGAGCAAATAGGCGTTCGCGCCTTTCTTCCCCCACTTCTGCCCGACAACGAAATCCGTTCCGTCCGTATCTTTGAACGTGCAATCCCACGAATCGAGAACCTTATCGAAGCCCTTCGGCAAATCCTTCGGCAAATAGTATTGAATGCCAATTTCCTTGAATACGTTGCCCCCAAGCGCCTTGGGACTCTGCTGATAAAGCGCGCTCCACCAGTAATCCGAAATCTCATGCTTCAACTCTAAGAGCTGTTCCAACGGATGTAAGGCCGGTACGAGCGCGCCCAAGGCCATCGTAGGGTTATAACCCACTTCGTTCTTATCGTTGATAGCAGGAAATCGCAGAACCGTTAGACGTACATCTTTCTCATACATCTCAATTACACGGCCACTCAAATCATCCTCGGCCCATCTGGTCGCCATGATGATCGTTCCCGAATTTGCGCTCATGCGGGTTTTGCTGGTGGATTGCCACCAATTCCAGATTTTCTCTTTCGTTACGTCTGAAAGAGCTTCCTCGTTGTTTTTGATCGGATCGTCGATGATGAAAATATCGGCCGGCTTACCAGTGAACCCGCCGCCCACTCCATCACTGATATACGAACCGTTGCCGCTCGGGGAAGTGAATTCGCCATTGCGGTTGACGGTATATTTACGCTTCTCAATAGCAACGGGGAACAGGCGAAGATGGGCCGGGCCGGCAAGGTTGCGCCGCACATCTAAACTCATCGAAGATGCCAGGCTTGAGGCGTAGCTTGCCGCAGCAATGCGTATGTTCGGCTGAGAGCCCAACAAGAATGCCGGCAACTTACGGGAGACTATCTCGCTCTTACCGTGTTGCGGGGGAGCTTCGAGAATAAGAATCGGCCTGGTGCCAAGTTGCACATCAGCGACGAATTTATCGATGGCCGCACAAACGACCTCGGAAAACGCACTTACTTTGAAATGGGGGGAAGTATATCGGATGTAATCGAGCAATCGCTCGCGCGCCGCTTTTCTCGCCATCAACCCAATCGCGCAATGTTGGGGTATTTCCTGATCGGAGAGAATTTGAAGCTCAGGCATAACTGAATAATAACTTGCCGGCCTTTTCTGTTGCCCTCCACCAGCCGCCGGTTAGCGACGAAACCACTATAGCACGTTTAT